GTAAGTTTTTATTTGACCCAGCTAAAGTAAAAGCCGACAGCGATGCTACTATAAAAGAAGCTAAACGAGGATTAGCACAAATGAAGTCTGATAGGGATGGACTGCAATTACAAATAAAACAAGGCGATCAACAAGGAGCGCAGGACCGTGTAAATACGGAAAAAGGCGCAGCACAAGAACAAATAGACATTACACGTCAAATGGAAGAAGAAAAAAACCGTTTGATGGAAGAAGGACGTGCTAAAGAATTAGACGCTTTAAGAATTAAGTACAAATACGAACAACAAGAAACTGATAAAAACTTTAAAGAGGGTAAACTCAAAAAAGAAGATTACGACAAACTAACTGCACAAGCTATTGAAAGTAAACGTTTAGACGATAAAGCAATTAACGACAAATACGACAAAATAGAAAAAGACGCACAAAATTCAAAGTTGCAAGAACAAATTAAAGCTGAAGATGCTGCATGGTTAGAATTACAAAAGGCGCGTAACTCACAACGTGAACAAGAACTTTTAGATTTACAATTAGCATTTGATGAAAAGATATCAGCCGCAAACGGTAATGCGGAAATAGAAAAAGCAATTACCGATAAATTTAATAAAGAATATGCTGCTATAAATGAAAAATACCGTAAAGAAGAAGAAGAAAAACAAAAGGAACAGGATAAAAAAGATATTGCACGAAAAAACGAATTAAGACAAAAGACGCTTGAATTAACTGCTCAATCTTTTAGCGCATTAGGTGAGTTGGCTGGTTCGTTTAATACTAAAAACGAAAAGGACGCACGTAAACAATTCCAAGTACAAAAGGCTTTTAATTTAGCCGCTGCAATTACAAACACTGCAATGGCGGTAACGGGTGCGTTAACTGCTGGTGGTAACCCAATTAAGTTAGCAACGGGTATGCAATTTGTCGAAGCTGGTATTGCTGCAACGGTTGGAGCTGCAAACATAATTAAAATTTCAAATTCTAAATTTGGTGGTGGTGCAAATTCAGGTGGTGGGGGTAATGATACTAACGTACCAACTGCTGCTCCTATGACTGCTAACTTTAACACAATAGGATCGAGCGGTATAAATCAGTTAGCACAATTACAACAAACGCCTACACAAGCATACGTAGTTAGTGGCGAAGTAACAAGCGCACAAGCCTTAGACCGAAATAGAGTACAAAACGCAACATTATAAGTTTAATAGTTATGGCAAAAGTTGAAATAATAGAACTACTAATAGACGAAACAAAATTAGAAGCTGGTATTAATGCGGTTTCAGTTGTTGAAAGTCCAGCGATCGAGGAGAATTTTATAGCGTTAAAAAAACACGAAGTTGAACTAAAAGAAGTAGATGCGGAAAAACGTATTTTGATGGGTGCGGCTTTAGTGCCTAATAAACAAATTTACCGCAGAAACAAGGACAAAGAATTTTACATTTACTTTAGTGAAAACACGGTACGCAAAGCAAGTGAATTGTTTTTAATGAGAGCTAATCAAAACAACGCTACCTACGAACACGAACGTAAAATGTTAGACGGTATGAGTGTTGTTGAAAGCTGGATAATTGAAGATGAGAAACAAGACAAATCAGCAAAATACGAATTCAATTTACCAAAGGGAACTTGGATGATTTCAATGAAAGTAAACAACGATGAAATTTGGAAAAAGGTAAAAGACGGCGAAGTAAAAGGATTTAGTATTGAAGGTCACTTTGTAGATCAATACGAAATGAGTTTACAACAAAACGAAGAAGACGAAATAATAGCATTCCTAAAAGAAATACTCGATACTAAATTAGAAACGTATAACGACTATCCTAAAGAAGCAACTGAAAATGCGAAGATAGCATTACGCTACGCTGAAGAAAACGGTTGGGGTGACTGCGGTACGCCCGTAGGAAAAGCGCGCGCCAATCAACTTGCAAACGGCGAAAATATAAGTAGAGAAACAATTTCACGTATGGCTTCATTTGCACGTCACAAAGAAAATTCACAAAAGAAATTAGGAGACGGCTGCGGTCGTTTAATGTGGCTTTGTTGGGGTGGTGACGCTGGTATTGAGTGGGCGCAAAGAAAGTTAGAACAAATAGATAATAAATAGAATATGAAAAAAATGAATAACATTTTAAAAATGATTTCGCAAATGGATGCGAACGCTAACAAAATTAAATTAGCAAAACACGAAGTTGAATTAGGCTTAATGCAAAATTATGATAAAATCTACGAGGAAAGTTTTAAAAATTATGATATTTTTTTAAAAGCTGATTTATTAATAAAACCAAATTTAGATAAAGCACAAGAAGAGGCGTTAAAATCTATGAATGCTTTAAAAAAATATGTAAGTCAAATTCAAGATGCTAAAAAAATGGTTGTTACTTTAAAACAAACTGCAAATGATTTAGGAATAGATTTAAAAGATTCAAAATTAAGAAGTATTCAAAACATAGAACAAATAGAAAAAGTTGACCTAAATGATTTAGAAAATTGGATTCAATCTTATAATACATTTCTTAAAGTACAAGAACCCGTTGGAGGATAATATAAAATAAATGAGAACAGCAAGTAAAGTAAGTCCCCGTGGTGGTAAACGTGGATGCTTATGTAAAGACGGAAAATACCACAAAGATTGTTGTGACGGTAGTTTAGAAGCGCAAGGAATAGGTAAAACAGCCAGCGTAACGCCGCAAAATGTAACGATAACAGATAACAACGGAGTACGAACGATAGTACGGCAAAACGGCTAAAAAAGGAACAAGTAAAAATTTTAAAAGTTAATAAGTTATGAATACACTAAAAACAGTTTTCGGAAAACTATTCAAAGAAGAAACGCAATTGGCTTCGCATGAGGTTGAATTAAAAAGTGTTCAAGTATTAAATGAAATTGAAGCTAATAATCAAAAGGTTATTGATGAAGTTATGCAGGTTGGTCAACAATTAAAAAAACTTTCTGATTCAATTGATTCTTGGCAAAAAAAATATGATTTAGCAAGAAGAAATGCAGATAAAGCATTAGCAGATTTTAAACAAAATGCTCAAGAATTAGGATTACTAAACGAAGCCAAAGCACCAATTTCAAAAGCAGAAGCAAGCATAAATTCATTAATTGATATTAATAAAAGATTTTATGGTTCGCTTAAAATGTTAGCATCTGGAGCCAAATTAGGATAAACTTAAATATAAATAAAAATGAAAAATAGCTTAATAAACCAAATCAAAACTTTACTTGGAATGGAAGTAAAACTTGAACAAATGAAACTAATGGATGGCGTAACAGTTCTTGAAGCTGATATGTTTGAAGCTGGTAACGAAATTTTCGTAGTAACGGAAGATGAACAAAAAATACCCGTGCCAGTAGGTGAATACGAAATGGAGGACGGTCGTATGTTAATCGTTGTTGAAGAAGGAATTATTTCTGAAGTAAAAGAAAAGGTTGAAGAAGAAGAAGTAGAAGTTGAAGAGCCTATCGAAGAGGAAGCGAAAAAAGAACAAGAAATGGAAACAGCTAAAAGCGCTCCTAAAAAAGTAGTAGAAAGCACAATTAAGGAAAGTTTCTTTTCGGAAATTGAAGCGTTGAAAAAAGAAAACGAAACGTTAAAAGCTGAATTAAGCAAATTGAACGAGGTTAAAGAAAACGAGGTAGAACTATCTGAAGAAGTTAAACCAATTTCTTTTAACCCTGAAAACGAAAACAAAGTTGAGTCTATAAAATTTGCGTCTAAAAGACCACGCACAATAATGGATTCGGTTTTAAACAAACTAAATAAGTAATAATTTAAAAAACAATAAAAAATGAGTACAACATTAACAAGTATCTCAAATGATTCTTTACGTCAAGTAGGTGTAATTGAAACATTAACGGGTGCAACAACTTTAACTGCTGAAGATAGCGGTAAAGTATTTATCTTAAACGCTGCTGCTGGAGCGCAAATTACATTACCAGCGGTTGCTGATGGCGCTGGACAGTCTTACAAATTTGTAGTAGGTGCGTTATTCGCAACAACTGCTTGGACTATTAAAGCTGCTACAAATAAAATCCAAGGCGGTGTTATCGTAAACAGTACAAACGTACCGGGTGCTGATGAAAACACAATTACTTTTTCTGCTTCTGCTGATACAATTGGCGACTTCGTAGAATTAGTTGGTGATGGAACAAACTGGTATGTTTTCGGACTTGGTACTTCTGCTGGTGCAATTACTTTAACCGTAGTATAAATAAAATAAAAAACTAAATAAAAATGGAAAAAATTAACCTATCAACTACTCAAAGCATTACTACAACGTATGCTGGTGAGTTCGCTGGAAAATATATCGCTGCGGCTTTGTTAAGCGCTCCAACCTTGGAGAAAGGCGGTATTACTATCATGCCTAACGTTAAGTACAAACAACCAATTAAAAGAGTTGCTACTGACGATATTATCAAAAACGCAACTTGTGATTTCGATCCTACTTCAACAGTAACTTTAACTGAGAAAATTCTTCAACCTGAATCTTTTCAAGTTAACTTACAATTGTGTAAATCTGATTTTAGACAAGATTGGGATGCAATTCAAATGGGATATTCTGCATTCGATGTTTTACCTAAATCATTTGCTGATTTCTTAATTGCACACGCTGCTGAAAAAGTTGCTGCTGGAATGGAAACATCAATCTGGAGAGGTGTTAATGCAACGGCTGGACAATTCGCTGGTTTAATGACACAATTAACTACTGACGCTGCTTTACCAGCTGCTCAAGAAATTGCGGGTACTACTGTTGACGCTACTAACGTTATTGCTCAATTAGGTTCAATCGTTGACGCTTTGCCAGCTGCTTTGTACGGTAAAGAAGATTTAACTTTGTATGTTTCTAATAACATTTATAGAGCTTACGTTCGTGCTTTAGGTGGCTTCGCTGCTTCAGGAGTAGGTGCAAACGGTTATGACAACAAAGGAACGAACCAAGTATTGAACGATTTGTATTTTGACGGAGTTAAAATATTCTTAGCTAACGGACTTGCTTCTAACACTGCGTTACTTGCTCAAACTTCTAACTTGTACTTTGCTACTGGTTTGATGAATGACATGAACGAAGTTAAAGTTATTGATTTAGGAGATATTGACGGTTCGCAAAATGTACGCGTAGTAATGCGATTTACTGCAGATGCGAAGTACGGTTTTGCTTCAGACGTAGTTACTTACGGAATCGTTAACTCGGCTAACTAAAAAACATAAACTATAATAAAGGGTGGTGCAATATACACCACCTTTTTTTTTGTTAAACTTTAAAAACTAAATAAAATGAGTTGTGATATAACAAACGGTCGAATAGAACAATGTAAAGATTCGGTTTCAGGATTGAAAGCGATTTACTTTATAAACTACGACGACTTAAATTCCGATGATGTTACGTACGATAACACGGACACGGATTTAATAAATGATTGGACGCCTATTGGGACTGGTGCTTTACAGTTGTACAAGTACGAATTAAAAGGTGCTAACAGCTTTGAAACTACAATTAATTCAAGCCGCGATAACGGTACTACTTTCTTTCAACAAACACTTACTATTCAATTAAAAAGACAAGACGTTACAACGCATAAAAACGTAAAACTACTTGCGTACGGACGTCCGAGAATTGTTGTTAGAACAATGACTGACCAATTCTTTTTGATGGGACTTACACAAGGTGCTGACGTTACCGCTGGAACTGTGTCGAGTGGTAGTGCTTTGGGTGATTTTAATGGTTATAATTTGACTTTTGAAGCCATGGAGGTAAGCCCAGCCAATTTCCTTGACATTACTGACGAAGCTGGTTTAAAAACTTTGTTTGAAGACGGTACAGGAACGGACGCACAAATAGTTACTGCTTAATTTCTTTCTTCTATATACTTGCGCAAAAGACACTTACTTCGGTAGGTGTTTTTTGTTTAAGCACAAAATCGTACTTTTGACGTTTATAATATATGATTATTCTAACTACTTCGACAAATGACCAAGACTTTGTGTTTATACCACGAAATA